ACATTCCAGTCCAGAAAGACTTGCTCATATTTATCTTCCAGCCAAAAGACTGGAAGACTGAGACAACGTGATCGACACAGTCTACGGGGACAATGATATCGTCTCCATAGACGCGCACCGAACCATGGAACGACGCAACGTCGATCCTGGTTAGGCTCGTGCAAGACCCCTCTGAGATGAGCTTACGCTCGATACCCAGGAAGACAGCTGACAGAAATGTCATCGCCTCAACTGGAAAACAGAGGGCAGACCCCATGGACGCAAACTTTCGGAGGTGTATTACTTCTCCGTCAGGTAGCGTCGCAAGCTGTGACCTAGTTGCTATCACGCCGTCCCGTACCCACGGGAACCGGCGAAAATGAACTAGAGCTTGCTCGTATGAAACCCTGTCGCTGGCTTCACTCAAATCGAGTGTAGCCAAACTCTCGTCGTCAGACGAGCACTGGGCCATACGACGGTTGGGCTCTTGGTCGGTAAAACCGACCAGAGGCCCAACGAGACCATCTGACTCAAGGGCAGGAACAAGTTCCTGCATGAGTGCTTGCTGCATATACTGCATGCAAGCAGGCTCCGCGGCAATAATGCGGGGCCCAGAGAGGGTCTTAGGCACGAGACATACCCTTGCGGGTAGTTCTTCATCGTCTCGGCCTTCAGGGTCAGAGATGCGGTCACGGTATAAATAGCTATACCGTGCGTTTGGAATACCATACTCCCCATAAGGGAAAACCGTATCCAATCGCTTTGGCCAATAACTGAGGTCGAACTTGGCGTTTCCACCAAGCTTTTCCGCAACACCGCCAGGACCGTGCTTCGGTGAGATTGCTCCCTCATATACAGCCTTATCAACTGCGCTGAGGGCATCACCAAAAAGCAGAGCAGAGATACGAGCAAGACCGTCAAGGTCCTGCGCCGTGTGGGTATCATCCCATGCTCCAGTCTCAATGTCTGCTGTCCGATAGTCTGTAACCGCTTGAAGCCGGCGTGCATCCGTGCACTCGACCTCAACCTTCCCGAAAAAGGCAGCAAGCTGCCTAATCGCGAAGATGGAATCAGTCTGAACTTCGGACTTGTCAAGCAACAAACCATTTTCATCAAACACATTCTGAAGGAAACCCCCAAGAAAATGAGGGAGCCCGCCTGAGTTCTTCCGGAAAGGAAGCCACAGGTCGTCAGAAGCCTTCCCCTGCGCGAGCGCTCTTTCGAGGCTCTTACCGTAGGACGGCAGGGTGATCATCAGAAATGAGTCACCTTCGTGTTTGACACGTCGAGAGACAGTCACAACGTCTCTCGAGGCGCTAGTGTAGCAGATGTCGGCCAGTTCATAGGCCAACACACGCCAGAGGTTGATCAGGCTTTTCATCTATCCCCTTTCAGGGTGGTAGAATCCATTAGCCATCAACCGCAGTGACAGGAGGGTTAAACCTCCTGACTCAGTTCTCGCCACCCAGAAGCTGGGTGACCTTCGCTCCGGTGCTCGCCGTAAGGTAAGCAACCAGGCCGTCTACGACGGCCTTCTGCTCCGCGGATGTGAATCCCACAAGTGGGACATCACACACGAGGTAGGCAGACATGGACACAGGGATCGACTGACCCGCAGCAAGCGGGTCAGCAGCGATCTTACTGGAATCCAAGCGAATGAAGTGGCGGGTGCGCTTCCCATAGTTATGGGAGACGCTCAGAACAGTG